GGCATGATGACCCTGGTCGATAGTCCCTGCCGGATAGCGGTGATGGTCGCCATCAGGCAAAGACCGTGGTCGGCATCCGGTACGTCTCGAGGAGTTTCTGGACGTCCGGGTCGAGCTTTCGGAGCGTCATCATGCCGGCGTCCTGGCCCTCAACGATCCCGAACGGTGCCGACCGGCGGTGAAACAGCCGGGAGCATTGGATCAGGCAGGCGGCGTGGACCGGTTTCGGAACCGCAGCCCAACCGAACGTGCCGACGATCTTGATCGCCGAGTTCGCTGTCGGCCAGACACCGTCCACAGCGAGGAGCTGCCAGGACGACTCCGAGTTGACCGAGGCGTTCACCGGCAGCAACCGGTACCGCTCGCTCGAACCGGTCGTCGTCCAGGTGACGTCATAGGTGCCGTTGTCGTTCGTGTCTGCGGTAACCGCTGAGACCGACTGGATCGGGTCTGTGTAGACGTAGACGCCGTCGTGAGACGAGAAGTACCGGGTTTCGCTGCTCGTCGAGTAGAAGAACTGCCCGACCCAGCGGTCGATCTCCCTGGAGGTCACCTCGACCATCGTTTCGATGTAGGTGTCCTCAGCGGTGTCTGTAGACGCGAGCCCCAACTGGGACCGCATCTCTGCGAGCGTGCAGTACCCGTTGGTGATCGACATGGACCTAGCTCTTGGACTTCGAGGCCGGCGCCTTCTCGGCGTACCCGTTGGACACCAGCGACTCGGCTTCGTCCTTCGGAACGTCGATGGTGCCACCGATATCGGGCCACTCGGCACCGTTTCGTTCACCGCTGATCTTGATCAGCATCTTTACCTTGGGCATGACGGCTCCTGTCTAGAGAGAGGGGGGGTGCAGGGCCGGTCGGAGGACACAACCGACCGACCCTGCGAGGTGGCCCGAAAGCCGAACTATTAGCTGCTGGCGCCGACGAAGTGCTTCACAGCACCGGACTGGTCGACGAGGTCGCTGTCCTGGTCGAGAATCGCCCGCCAGGTAATGAGGCCGGCGTTGAAGGCGTAGTCGCGGCTCGACTCGAACCTGAACGCTCCATGCCGGATGAAGTAGGTGCTCAGGTCTCCGAAGATCACCGACTTCGCCGACGTAGCCGGGGCCACGACGTCGTTGTTCGGATAGATCGGGAAGCCGAGCAGGGTGTCCGACGTTGCCGCCGTCATCCCAGGCTGGAACAGGAAGTCGCCGTTGCCGGCAGCAGAGCCACCGCCACGCAACTTCCGAACCGCACCGATGCTGCTGTCACGCATCATCCAGCCGGCGGAGTTGTTCCGGTAGACGCTGTTCACTGCGTAGAACAGGTCGATGAGGTTCTCGGCGGTGAAAGCACCAGAGGTGCCGGTCGCCGAGGTGACCGCAGCGGTGGACGCGGTGACGATGCCCTTGTTCTGGCTCGAACCGGTACCGACCGTCGCCAGGGCGTTCAGCTTCGTGCCGAGTGCCCGACCGGACTGCTTCGCGAGGAAGCCGATCAGGTCGACGCCGTTGCTGTCCAGCATCTGCTCCGACACCTGAGTGAGGAAGCCGAGCCGGTAGTTACCCAGCGTGATGAACGCCCCGAAAGTCGGGTCGGACTCTGCTGCGCCGGCAGCCTCAGCGATGATCGCTGCGGTGCTGTCAGCCGTGCTGCGCGGAATCTGAAGGTCGTTGACCGCGTTGGTCTCGATGACCGTCGAGGTCCGCAGCATCGGGCCGGTAGCCGCCATCGCTTCCACGATCTGACCGTAGAAGTCCGTCGAACGCGGAGCGCCCGTCGAACCGGTCGTGACGTCGCGATACTCGGCAGCGACCTGGTTGCGGGTGAACTCATACGAGCGCATCTCGCCGCGCAGGACTGCACGCAGGATCGTCTCGTCGTCGTCGGGGATGCCGGCCTCGTCCGCGGCGCGAGCCTCGGTCGGGGTGACGAGCGCCTCGTACTCCTTGCGGGCGTCGTCGGCACGCTGCGCGGCCTTCACGGCCTCACGCTTGTCAGTGATCTGCTCGTCGAGACGGTCGATGTCCGCGTTGATTCGCGTCCATTCGGCGTCCTCTTCGGCAGACAGTTCACGCTTCTCGTCAGCGGCAGTGTCGAGGAGCGCCTTGCCATGCTCCCAAGCGTTCAGCCGGGTTTCGACGAGCTGCTTCATGTAGGAATGTTCCGACATGGTTATGCCTCTCGGTTAGGTGGGTTGGATAGCTGCCTCGGCTCCGAGACTGCGGGAACGGACCGGCTCCGGTCCTACTTGCGCGCGTTGTGTTCCGTTATGCGGGTTAGCAACGCGAGCGGAGTTGTGGGTTCGGGCTGCGGCCCGAGTTCTTCACTGGTGCGATGCACCAGGTCGACGTCCTCGGCGGTCATCTGGTGACCGTTCGTGAGACGTTCGAGGGCGGCGAACAGCGCCGGGTCTGCGTTCGAGGAACGCACCGACGCTGTCGTCGCGTCGTAGGCCGGCGATCCGACCGTGGAGACTTCGTGGAGACGGACCTCGTTGAGCATCCGCTCGTTGCCGTCGTCGGACCAGGAATCGCCGCCCTGCGGGACGGAGAAACCGATCGACATGGAAGCGATGTCGCCACGACGGACCAGCTCGGCCACGTCGCGGCCCCAGGTTGTGTCGGCGAGCTCGGCGTCAACGCGGAGCCCACGGTCATCTTCCTCGAGCCGTAACGTCCCGCCTCGCGTAGAGGCAAGGATCAGTTCGTGGTTGTGGGCGTGGAGCAGCTGGATGCGGTTGCCGGCATCCAGGGTGCGGCTAAAAGCGCCGCGTGTGATCGTTTCGATGAACGGAAGCGGCTGGGACGGCGAATCCCACACCGCTGCGTAACCGGAGAAGCGGCGCCCGTCTTCAGGGTCGGCTTCGATGGGTGCCAAGCGGCGTTCAATCTGAATGGTTTCAGTCATTCACTCGTCTCCGTAGATCGTGAGTGGGTCATCCGGGTCCAACGCCTGCAACTGCTGGAGAGCAGACGGAGGTACACCGGTGTGGTCAACGTCAAGGCCGGCTACCGCTGCGGCGCCCGCCGGGTCGTAGCCGGCTGTTACCAGCCTCGACGCGATCTCGGTGCGCGCCTTGAGGACCGACAGGCCGGCAGATTCGGTGTCGCCGAGGTTGAGCGGCATACGGAAGCGATCGGCGCCTGGTTCCTCGATCGGCGACAGGTCTTCCCAGCGCCTGATCTCGTTGGCTGATAGCCACCCGTTGTTCAGGGCGACGGAGTAAGCCTCGAACCGGCCCTTACGGTCGCCGCGGAGCAGCCCTTCCATTGAGAGCCGCAGGAACGCTCCCGGCGGTAGAAGCCGCGAGAAGCCTTCCTCGAGTAGCGACGCGAGTGGCCGGATCGTGTGCTTCTCGAAGCTGAGAACCTGCTGCTCGACCGATGCGTAGGAGACGGCGCCGGGTTGGGTGTCCTGGACGAGCGCGCCTGGTACCCGGAACAGGGACAGCACCTCGGAGCGGCTGAAGGTTCGCAGCGATACGAGCTGCATCTGGTCGGCGGTCATCGACAAGGGTCGGAACGTGGCGCCGCCGGACAGGACCATCGGCGAGTGCGCGTTCTGTTTGCCGGTGTGTAGCGCCGCCCAGTGGTCGGAGAGTGCTTTGGCTTGGTCTGCGGTCAGGTCGCCGGAGAACTCGATCACCCCGGTCGAGCTGGTGCCCTGCGAGAAGTAGCGGCCCTGGAAGTCGGCGGCGGCAGCGGCGGTTCCGAGGGCTTCGGCGCAGGTGTCGATCGGGGAGAGGCCGCGCCGTGATCCCGGCATACGGATCAGCGGGATGTGGAGAATCTCGTCGGACGAGAAGTCAGCGACATCGCTCCCACCGCTGACCCGGTAGATCGGGCCGGCGCCTGAGTCCGGGGAGATGATCGCAACGGAGCGTGGGTCCAGCACCCGCAGGGCGGTCGGTTGACCGTCCGCGTAGGCGACATGGACAAACGCGTTGCCGTCGAGCATCAGAGACGTCATCGTCTCGGAGATCATCGACTGCCAGGTAAACGAATCGTCTGCCGGGTCCGGGTTGTTGACCCATTCGGGCCGAGGCCGGTATGGGCGGCGCAGCCCGTCGCGGCGAATGAACACATCCCTCGGGAGGGTGCTCATCGTGTCGGCCAGGAGACGAACGCACGCGAAGACCGTCGTGATCTTCATGGAGGTGTCGTCGTCGATCTGGATGCCGGCGCTCGTATTGGTCCGTCGGACGTCCTGACCGGTTGCGAACAGCGTCTGGTAGGAGATCGCCCGCTTCTCTGGTGCGCCGATGAGGCGTCTGACGATGCTCACAATGAGGCTCCGGCTATGACTAGGAGGCAACCGGCGACGATCAGGCCAGCCGGCAGCGAGATGAGGAACACACCGGTAGCGATCGCTGCCATCCCGGCGACTTCGACTGAGGTACTCATAGAGCGAACACCTTCGGGATCGGCGGCGGGTCGAAACTCGCCGTGTCGGATGTCTGTGCCCGATGGAGGGCGAGCAGCATGGCGATACAGGCGTCGATGTGGCGCTTCGACTTGCCCTTTGAGAGCGTCCACCCGTCGGGATATTCGCGTCGGACCGCGGATTGAACGTGGTCGGTGAGCACCTGGTCGCCTTCGTGGACGATGGCCCCAGCGGCGATCGCGTCGTACCCGGCGGCACAAACCGGCATCATCCGCGACGGATGCTGCGGCAGTTCCACCATCGGGATGCCCTCCTCCTCGAGCATGAGGGCCGGCACCTCGAAAAAGCGAGGGTCGTAGACGACTTCGAGGAGGCGGTAGCGGGAATCCAGGTCGCGGATGTAGTCGATGATGCCGAGGTGGTCGATCTTGCCGCCGTCAGCTGCCCACACTCTCGAGCGGACGCTGAACAGGCCGTCGTGTTCTTGGCAGATCACCACCGCTGTCGTGTCTCGCCGTAGCGCGACGTCGACACCGACGTAGGTGGGGGCGCCTTCTTCGATCTGGACGACGCCTTCGCAGTCCTGCCACGCACCAGGAAGGTCCGAGAGCCACGATTCTTCCTCCATCGACACCCACTGGTTCAGGAAGAACCTGCGGACGTCGGTTTCAGGCATCGAACCGACCTGGTCGCGGTAGAAGTCGGGCGAAACGATCGTCCCGTAGGACGGATTCGCTTGCTCGAACGCTTCGTCGTCGAGTTCGCAGCCGTCTGGAGCCTCAGCGATGAACGAATAGAACGCCGGGTCGGCCTCAGGCTCCAAAATGGCGGCTTTGGCTCGCTGGTATTGGTTCCAGCAGATCGAATCCCGGTCGAAACCGGCGGTTGTGAGCTGAACGACGAGGGGTTGCTCCCTGGCGCCGGTGGATCGGGCGAGGGTGCCGTGGACGAGTTCGCCGCGGGAGCCTTCCCACACATGGAGTTCGTCGCAGAACAACCCGGAGACGTTCTTGCCGTCCAGGTTCGAGCCGTGCTTGCGGGCAGAGGCTGAAACGCGGACGATCTTGGAGTCGATCTCGGGGATGACTAGTTCGCCCTCATAGATACTCACGACCTGTGACAGCGTCGGCGAGCGTTCCACCATTCGGCGTGCAGCTGAGAACAGAAGGTCGGCCTGGTCGTCGTTGCCGGCAGCGACCACCACTAGCGGGGAGGTGGTAGCGGCCTCTGGGGCTCCGATAGCGAGCCAGAGTGCCAGGGCGGCGCACAGTTCGGTCTTGCCCTGCTTCTTAGCGAGGCTGATGTACGACCAGCGGTGCTTGCGGAGCCCGTCGTCGCGTAGCTCGAGCAGCTCGACGAGGAGGCGTACCTCCCACGGCAGCAACTCGAACGGTGTGCCAACCCACTTCGACGAGGTGTGGACACAGTTCCCGGTAATCCACGACGCAGCGAACCAGCCTGCGGACCGTTCCTCACGGTGCTCGGGTTCCTGGAGCCAATCAGAGCGAGCCTCGCCGCTAGTTCGTATCCAACTCATTCATGGTTCCCTCCATCAACGGTCCAGGACTCGACAGCGATCGGCGCCTGGTCGACAGCGAGGCGCTCGTTGATCTGCTGGACCGTCAACCCGGCCTGCGCCGCCGTCAAACCGAGAGCGGCACGCGCCTTCGGCGTCAACCCGAGCTCGTTCTCGAGCCGCAGGATCGCCGCCTCCAACTGGAGCGCCGTCGCGTAGAACGGGTTCGGTCGCATCTGGCCCGTCGAGCCTTCGACCTTCGGTTCGCCCGACGCGATCTGGATCGCAGCCTCCCAATGGGCACGCAACTTGAACAGGCGCTCCACCGCTGGCTTGTCCTCCGGTCGGGCTGCGTTGCCTGACGGAGAATCCCAGTACGTCGACCACTCGTCAGCCTGATGCGGGAACGGCGGCGGGCCAGGATCAAAGTCCTCGCCCTCGAGCAGCGTTAGCTGCGTCCTGGACCGGCCATGAAGGGCGCCGGGCGCCTTAGCGATCGGACCACGTTTGCCCACTCGCCTGCCTCACGGTTCGGACCGGGTTCGGAACCGGTGGTTTGAACTGACCTGAAAAAACACGAACTCAAAACAGGCTCAAAACCTGTGCAGGAGAAACCCTGCG